CAGTCCAGACAAATCATCTGGGATAGCCTCCTAGAGATTGGTAGACCTGTTATTAAGTCTGCTCACATTAACAATCTGGACATCACCTTGGTGAATGGTCGTAAGATTCATGTTCGTGGTGCAGACAACAGTGATACCCTTCGTGGTCTGAGTCTGTATTACGCAGTCCTAGACGAGTGTGCGTTTATTAAGCAGGAGACGTGGGAGAAGATTGTTCGTGCTTCTCTGTCGGATAAAAAAGGAGAGGCTATGTTCATTTCCACTCCGTCAGGGCGTAACTGGTTTTACGATATGTATAAACTAGGGATGGAAGAAGAAGACGAAGAATGGAAAGCATGGCACTTCACCACTAAAGATAATGAGACGATTGACCCGAAAGAGGTGGACGCAGCAAGGAAGACGCTCTCGTCTTTTGCGTTCAAGCAAGAGTACGAAGCATCTTTTGACAACGCCGGTCAAGAAATCTTCAAGGAAGAATGGATTAAGTATGGCGAAGCCCCGCAGTACGGGGACTACATTATCGCTATCGATTTGGCAGGATTTGAAGAGGTGGCGAAGAACGCTGGCGCTACAAAGAAACGCTTAGACGAATCCGCTATTGCAATTGTAAAAGTAGAAGACACTGGAGATTGGTTCGTTGAGAAGATTGTACATGGTCGTTGGGACATTAAAGAGACAGCGGGAAAGATACTTCGACTTGTACAAGAATACCAGCCGATGGCTGTAGGCATTGAACGAGGGGCGCTAAAGAATGCAGTGCATCCCTACTTAAACGATTTGATGCGTAAGAACAATGTCTATTTCCATATCACGGATTTGACGCACGGCAACAAGAAAAAGACCGAGCGAATAGCTTGGGCGTTACAGGGTAGGTTCGAACACGGTAGGATTACCCTAAACGAAGAAGAAGACTGGAAAGAGTTTGTAGATCAGTTACTCCAGTTCCCTACCGCTAATGTCCATGATGACCTTGTGGACGCACTGGCGTATGTTGATCAGATGGCTTTGACTAGCTATCAGCAGGATTACGAAGACGAGCCTTATCAAACTTTAGATGTAATAAGCGGATACTAATGGAAGACATTTTAAAACAAATCTACGCTGAATACCCAATACTGAATCAATACCCGTTTAAGGTAATTGATTCTCGTGGTAAAAAATCTCCGTATGGCGGAGTAATAGAATTCTATAGCCCTGATGAGAAATATAATCCCAATCCGGGAGTACCTACTTTAGAAGTATTCTCCAAAGACTTAAAAGGCGATGAATTAAAACGAGCTATTTTTGGCGATATGCTTCATTATCTACCAGAAGTTGATCCTCAGTTTGCTAAAGCTAGAGAAACAATTATTGGTTCTTTAACACCTGAACAACTAGCAATTGATAAAGCAGCTTACGAAAGAGCCAAGAAAGAAAATAAAGAAACACGATCTTTTGAAGATTGGTTCCGTATTAGCAGACAAGATGCGTATTTGCGTGGGTTTCTTGCCCCAGACCGTAATAATGAGTGGGCTGGTGCTTATACTCCACAGCAAGAAGAAATGTTAATGGGTTTACAGCAGTATTTAAAACGACCTATGCAAGTAGAACCAGTATCTCCGTTTTACACTGATCCCTTTGGCGATACCACTAAGTAAGGAAAATCATGGCAGAATTTCAAAAAGAAGAACTCTCACAAAACGAGTTTGACCAACCAACCGAATCAGACAAAGAGATTGTTGAGTTCGTTGTCAGTCACTGTGATCGCTGGCGTGATCATCGTGATGATAATTATCTTGTAGAATGGAAAGAATATGAAAGAATATTTAGAGGCAAGTGGGCTGCAGAAGACCGTACTAGAGAATCTGAACGCAGCCGTATTATCTCCCCAGCGACTCAGCAAGCTGTGGAAACAAGACACGCAGAAATATGCGAAGCTATATTCGGAAATGGAGAATGGTTTGACATCACTGATGACCTTGTGGATCAACAACGCTTCGATGTGGAAGCAATTAAACTCCAGCTCAAAGAAGACCTAGAGAAAGAGAATATCAAGAAGGCTATTACTCAAGTTGAGTTAATGGCTGAGATTTATGGTACTGGTATCGGTGAGTTGTCTGTTTCTAAGAAAACAGAAATGTATCCACAAACAATGCCAATGGCTGACGGTACTGCCGCATATGGCGTGATGGAAAAGGATTACACTTGCATTAAGTTAAATCCTATTAATCCTAAGAACTTCTTAATTGACCCCAATGCTGTTTCGGTTGATGACGCAATGGGAGTTGCAGTAGAGTCTTATGTCTCAATTCATCAGGTTGTTGCTGGTATGGAAAAGGGTATCTATCGTAAAGTAGACATCCAACCCTACGGACAAGATGATGACCTAGAGCCAACACAAGAAGAAATCCAGTATACCGATGACAAAGTAGTACTCTTGAAATATTATGGATTAGTACCTCGTGAATACATTGAGCAATTGGAGAACAAAGAAGGTGAAGAAGTTGTTGACTTATTTCCGGAGGATAGCACTGCGGATCAGTATAGCGACCTCGTCGAAGCCATCGTTGTTATTGCTAATGGCGACCTACTACTCAAGGCAGAGAAAACGCCTTACATGATGAAGGATCGTCCTGTCGTAGCATATCAGGATGATACAGTACCGAACCGCTTCTGGGGTCGTGGCACAGTCGAGAAGGCTTACAATATGCAAAAGGGCATTGACGCTCAGTTGCGTAGTCACCTAGATAGCCTTGCCTTGACAACGGCTCCAATGATTGCAATGGATGCTACTCGTCTACCTCGTGGCGCTAAGTTTGAAGTCAAGCCCGGTAAAGCAATCCTTACCAATGGCAACCCAGCAGAGATCCTGTTCCCGTTTAAGTTCGGTTCTACTGATCCCGGCAACCTCGCTATTAGCCAGAACTTTGAAAGAATGCTGCTACAGGCTACCGGTACTGTCGATGCTTCTGGTCAACCAACACAGTTTACCCGTGACGGGGCTGCTCAGTTCTCAATGTCGATTGCTGGTATTATCAAGAAGTACAAGCGTACCCTAACAAACTTCCAAGAAGACTTCCTCGTGCCATTGATTCGTAAGGCAGCGTGGAGATTCATGCAGTTTGATCCTGAGCGTTATCCTGCAGCAGACTTTAAGTTTATTCCAATGGCTACACTAGGCATCATTGCCCGTGAATACGAGCAACAACAACTTATCGCATTGCTACAGACTCTCGGTCCCGACACTCCAGTATTGCCAATGATCCTCAAAGGCATTATTGCTAGTTCTAGTCTACCAAATAGAGCAGATATGATCCAGCAATTAGACGCTATGATGCAGCCTAACCCAGAGCAACAACAGCTCCAACAGGCTAATACACAGCTCCAAATCACTGCAGCACAGGCTGAAATCGCTAAATTACAGTCCGAAGCCACTAGAAACAACGCTTCTGCTCAGAAAGATGTGGTTGAGGCTCAATTGATGCCACAAGAGACGCAAGCGAAGATTATTAGCGGTCTAAGCCAGAATATTCGTGGTCAAGACAGCTCAGGAGAGTTCGCTCAAAGAGCTAAGATTGCTGAATTAGCATTAAAAGAAGAAGATATTAAGAGCAACGAACGTATCGCTACGCTACAAATGTTGCAAAAACAATCAAAAAGTGCTTGACATTTTAACAAAACTGTGGTAGTATTGCCATAGTGTTGTTACCAAGCAACACAGTTCCCAATAAAGGAGAAAACTGTGGATAAACAATTAGAAAAGTACTATGAAGAGCGATTTTCCACGATGACTACGGTTGGGTGGAAACAATTCATCGAGGATGTTCAAGGAATATTCGATGCGGTGAATAAAGTAGCTCCGATTCAAAACGAAATTGATCTATTCTTTCGTAAAGGGCAATTAGACATCCTTCAATGGGTTCTAACTCTCAAAGAAAGTACAGAACAGGCTTACGAGGCATTGCAAAAAGACTCATCGGGAGATGCTCAGGATGACTCGTAGGCTATATGAATTCCTCTGTGAAGAGGACCACCTGCAGGAAAACTTGGTTAGTTATGAGGTAGCCACAGTTCCTTGTTGGTTGTGCGGTAAAGACGCACACAGGCAGATTTCTGCACCCCGTATTAGTCTCGATCCTGTTTCTGGCGATCATCCGCAAGCAACAGCAAGGTGGGCTAGACAGCGTGAAGAAAAACGCCTTAGAGAGCGTAAGCTCAACTCGTGACAAAGATACTGCATTAGCACCTTTGTTATTTTATAAATCCTACAATCACTTTGTGACAGGAGCAATATATGGCTGCAAATTTTGTTGAAAAAGAAGAACTGCTAGAAGGAAACTTTGATCAGATAGATACACCGGCGGACCAACCTCAAGAAGAGACTCCGACGACAGCACCTACAGAAGAACCCAAAGCTGAAGACTTACCTGAGAAGTATAAAGGTAAATCAGTTGAAGACATCGTAAAGATGCACCAAGAGGCTGAGAAGTTAATTGGTAGACAAGCCCAAGAGGTTCATGAGGTTCGTAGCTTAGCAGATCAGCTCCTCAAGCAACAACTCGAAACTAAACAGCAAAGCAAGCCGGCTGAAACAGTTCAAGAAGAAGATTTCTTTGCTGACCCCAGACAGGCTGTTCTAAAAACAGTAGACCAGCACCCAGCAGTACTTGAAGCTAAACAAGCCTCACTCGAATTAAAGAGAATGCAAACTGCACAGAAACTGCAGTCTAAGCATCCCGACTTTATGGATATAGCGCAAAACGCTGAATTCCATGAATGGATCAAAGCAAGTCCAATTCGTGTTGATTTGTTTACAAAAGCTGACGCTGAATTTGACTTTAACTCGGCTGATGAACTTTTAAGCACCTACAAGGCGATTAAATCAGTTCAGACTGCACAAGTTAAAACACAAGCAGCAGAAACACAAGCTAAAGCTCAAGATACAGCATTACGGGCAGCTTCGGTTGATGTTGGTGGTACTGGAGAAAGTAGTAGAAAGGTCTATCGAAGAGCTGACCTTATCAAATTGAAAATGACAGACCCAAATCGTTATATGGCTTTGCAAGATGAAATTCTTGCAGCTTATGCCGAAGGGCGAGTCCGTTAAACTTATTAATTTAGGAGATTTATAAAATGGCAACAGCAGCATATCCCGGCGGTAGTACATCTATTGTCAACAAAACAGCAGCAGACAAGTTTATCCCAGAAATCTGGTCTGACGAAGTAATCGCTGCATATCAGAAAAACCTAGTATTGGCAAACCTCGTCAATAAAATGACGATGCGTGGTAAGAAGGGCGATACTCTTCATATTCCTAAGCCAACTCGTGGCGTAGCAACAGCTAAAGCAGCAAACACAGCAGTTACCATCCAAGCTGACACCGAGACCGAAGTATTAGTCTCGATTGACCAGCACTTTGAGTACTCACGTTTCATCGAGGACATCGTTGAAGTTCAGGCTTTGGCATCACTCCGTCGCTTCTACACCGAAGATGCTGGTTACGCTTTGGCTAAGAAAGTTGACGACACATTGTTCCAATTAGGCAAGTCCTTTG